GCCTTGATGCGGGCTGAGAGTCCGGCTGACTCGTCAACGAGTGAACGATACTCGGCAGACTCCTGCTCGGTGAACAGAATCTTACCATCATTTGCTTCACGAGACTTATCCTCCATCTCGTGCATGCGACTCATGATCGCCATCTGGCGCTCCTGAATCTGAGTCTTAGTCATTTCTTTCATAAGCCTAAAACGTTTTAAGTTATACATTAAGTGATTCGATAATTTCGTCGTTAAGGCGCTGTGCCTTGTAGCGCAGACGCATGGCCTGCTGCTGGCGGAATCGCTGCTCCTGCTCTTGCAGTTCGCGCTCTTCGCGCTCCTTGGCCTCGCGCTCCTCCTGTTCGCGCTTAGCCTGCTCTTCGGCCTCACGCTGCTTCTGTGCGTCGTCGTTGCCGGCCTCGCGCTTCAGCTGCTCCTCGATAGCCTTGTCGATTTCGTCGCCGGTCTCACGGGTGCCAACGCTTGTCTGCTGATAGGCTGGGTGGGTGACGATGGCCACGTCGTAGAGTCCTGTGATGCGCTTTACATGGCGCAGCCACACCTCCTTACCGTCGTGTGTCTCGGCGGTGCGCTCATACGATACGCCGTTCTCAGAGTCCTGCCAGTCGTCCTCGAATGCGAACGACATGCCGGTGATGTCGCCACGACGCATCAGCTCCAGTGCATCGTTGGCGTTGTTAGTGTGCGGCAGGTCGCAGCGGCACTCTATCTTGTTCTCCCGCAGTTCGAGCGAGAGTGTGCCCTTGCCATTGCGACAGCGACCAAGCACGTCGGGAACCATGTTGGAGTGATTCAGGTTCAGGATCACGTCCGAACGCTGTAAGAGGTCGTTTGTGATACAACCAGGCTCCAGCACCTCGTAGACTTCGCGGGTGTCGCTCCAGGGTGTGAGGTTTACGCTGCGCACGCCAAATACGATTGGTGTGCCCACTACCTCGCGACTCTCGGTCTGTCCCTCCTGTGGCTCGCGTACTTGCAGACCGCAGGTCTCGATGGGGATGAATCTTGTCTGTTTCATTTTCTATTCTCGTTATTAAAACATTTGTTACTACTTAGCAGCCGAAACCACGTTGTGGGTTTACCGCGCGTCGGATGCGTCGCTGCTGTTTCTTTGCCGACTGCTGAATCTCTCGCTCCAGCTCGTCCTCGATCTCTTTACTTGTCATTTTCATTGCCGTCGTTTTTAGGTTCAGTTGTTGGTCGCCCAGGTTCGGGTGCGCTCTTGGCGAGGAGTGCCTTCAATGTCAGCAGGTTGGCGCTTGCCAGTGGTGTGTCGCCATCGGCCACGGTTGGCATGTCGAACTCGGCGCGTATTTCGTTCGGCGTGGCGATAGAGGCTTGCAGCTTCATCAGTGCCACCTTTGCGCGGCGCTCGGGGTCCATCACCATCAGCGGGTCTTCGCAGATGTGGATGCGGCGCACGCCATAGTCGCGGAATCCGATCAGCTTGCGGGCTATCTCCTTCTCGTTGCCGGTCTTCTGTGGCAGGATGGTGCGGGTGTGGAACTCCATCGTGGCGTTCTGATAGTCGTTGTAGTGCGAGTTTGTGTCGAGCATTACCAATGGGCGCGGTACACCAAAGAACTGAGCCAAGGCATCATTTGTGCCGCCCAGCTGCTCAAACATCTGCATCTCCTGGGCATTCATGCTGATGTTCTGCACCTTGTCCAGTCCACGGATCGCCAGGATGTCGTGGCCCGAGTACATCTTCTTTTGCAGTTCCTCGGCGTAGGCGTTCATCTGGTCCTTGTTGAATAAGCCGGCAGCGATGGTGCCCTGAGCGGTGGCGGGTTTCTCCTCGCCGATTATCAGCTTCACACGTCCGCCCTTTGCAGCTGTCTCGAGTGCCTGCTGTCGCAGGGTGAGGTTCAGTCTTAGCGTCTCGATGGCGTACTGAAGCGTGGGGATTCCCCAGATGCCGTTCTGATAGCGGAATGTGTTGGGGAAGTGCATCACATCCTCGCGGGGCACGTTGGTGAGTGTCACATAGTCGTGGTCGCTCAGATATACGATGGTAGAGTAGGTGCCGCTCACGATGTTGTAACCGCCCGATTTAACAAGCCACAAGTGCAGCGGGAATCCGAACTCATCTCGCTCGATATACACGAAGCTGTTGCCGTAGAACAGGCGATTGATCTCCACCAACTTCCACATGTCGCTGGCGGTCATTATCGGGTTCGCTTCTTCCTGTAGCAAGTAGTTGATGCGCCTACCCAGTCCGCGCATATCCACCTGATAATTGCCCTTTTCAAAATCGCGCTTCTGATACTGCACCGGCATTGCGCTCATCGTATCGCCTCGAAGATTCACGGCACGATACAGTGTGCCAGCGCAAAGCGCCTCCTGGGGGCCACGCACATAGGCGATGCGCTCCTGATAGTCGCCGCCCTGCACCTTTGGCTCCTGCTCCATCGTCGAAGAAGGAACACCGGGCACGTCTGATGGCGGTATGGGTTTCACCTCGCGCTTGCGGCTGAAAATATTACTACCAAACAATTCCATAACTATTTCTTTTTATTGTTCGTGCGTTTTCGTGTTCGGGGTTTACCAGCCTTTGCTGGCTCTGGTTCGGGCTGGGGCACATCCACCCATGCCTTCATCTCGTCGTCGGTAAGCTGCCACAGATGGCGGTTCTGGTACAGCCACGCTTTAGCGTTGTGCTCGTTGCGCCAGCTGCCGCTCTTCAGGTGCTCCATCAGCGGACGGATGTCGATGCGTCGGCCACGGGCTCCGCGCTTGTGGGTCTTCACATCCTCGAGGAACGATGCCCCCGTGTCGTACCACGACTGGCGGGTGCGGCCGTGCAACTGCCACGAGCGCTTGGGGTCCCAATAATTGATGCCGCACGCACGGCACATGGGTACGTTGATATAACAGAGCATAGGCACCAGGCGGTCGATGCCGTAGGGGTTTTTGCTCTTTTCGTGCGTCTGTACGTGGCCCACCACGCAGTAGTCTGGCATGAACATAAAGTCCACATCCTGAGTCAGCAGAATGTCGGAATCCATCAGCAGGAATCCGTCGGGGATGATGTCGAACAGCGCCTGGATGCTCATCATGTGTTTGTCGCTGCCGAACACGCACTTGCCATCCACGCCGCACTCTGGCACCTTGCTGGGGTACTTCGCCAGCTCCTTGTCGAAGTCGATGATCTGGCCCTTAGTGTTGTCCACCACCTCCACGTTCTTCATCTTGCATGTAAATGGGCGCTCGTCGCTGTTGTCGAACACTACCACGCGCCACTCCTGGCCCCCGTGCTTGCGCAGGCTCATAATGGCAGCTGCAATCAGTTCGGGCGTGTTGTAGCTTACAATCGCCACGGTTCTCTCTTTGCTCATAATCTTGCTTTTTTCTTCGGTCATTTCGTTGTATTTAAAAAATCGTCCGGCATAGGTGCTGCGCCATTGTGCCAGCGTGCGATTGCCGCTGCCGCGCAGGGCTCGCCATATCCACTCCTCGGCCGTCTTGGTGATGTAGTGGCGCAGCACTGCCGGTGCCTTTGGATCGTAGTCGCGGAATGGCGACATCGTGCCGATGACGTGCGGATTGCGGCAGAAGTTGATGGTGCCCAGCGAGCCACGGATGATGCTCTTCACGTGGTCGTTCTCCGCGTGGTTCGTGTACTGCACATGCAGCGGGTGGGGCAGCGGCTGCGCGAATCGCTCCCAGCAGGGGCGCTCGTCGTAGTGCACCAGCCCGTTGTCGCCGTAGCACTCCCAGTTCACGGTCACGATGTTGTCGGTGGTGGTCAGCAGATCGTCGAGTGTGCCATGGCGGATGTCCAGAAACTCGTCGAAATCAAAGAAGGCCAACCAGTCGAACTTGTCCTGATAGCGGCGATACACATCGTTATAGGTGCGGTTCTGCACTGCCGTCTGGTTGCGATAGTCCAGGATGGTAACCACGCCGCGCTCGATGTACGGCTGAAGCACATCCTCGAACCGTTCCTCGCCCTCGTGATTGTTATCCGCAATCAGAATGTGGTCGAATCCCACCTTCAGATGGTGCTCCACCCACTCGCGTGCGTATCGGTTCTCGCGTCGGCCTATGCCTACTAATGCCTTTCTCATGTTCTTCTGGGTTTATAAGCCTGATGTAGAGTATGGCGTTGGGCTCGGGGCCGGTGCACCCTGCACAACCTCCTGCGCCAGTATTTCTATCTCATTGCGCTGATACTCGCCATCCAGCGACAACACCTGATACGTTTTGCCCTCGCACACCAGCAGCGAGTCGCGCTGCACGATGGTGTTGTAGTTCATACGGAACAGCACCTTGTCGTAAGCATCCAGTGCCCCCTCGTGCAGAGCCTTGGCGCCGTGTTTCCAAGTCTTAGCCGCCCACACCGTCTTCACGTCCTGATACGATGTGGTCTCGCC